CGTTGCAAACTAAAAGGGACAGCCGAAGCCATCCCTTAAAAACAGATTATTCAGTTACCGGAACTTACACCGTCTGCTCCGTCAGTGTATAAGTGATCTTCATCGTCTTATCCGCATTCTTCACCACTGCCTGGCTCAGATTGCAGATCGTAGCCAGATACGGAGTCAGCAGCCATGTATATCTGTACTGGTTCAGATAAGCGCCGCCCCAGGCAAAGACATATTCCTTATACTGGAAGAACGGCGTAGATACATTCCCGCAATGTTCCCCGGCAAACGTAGCGATCACATTATCATTCACATCAATCTCAAAATCGTAAGCCACGATAATGTCATTGATGATGGACATGCAGCAATCACAGCTTCCTGTCTCACCCAGACACTTCATGGTTGATGTGAATCCCAGGCTGATCAGCGTCACATCCGTGCTGTTGGAGATGTTAATCTTGTAAACTCCGGTCTTGTCATAAGACGGCACATACAGATATCCATTCCTTACCACAGCACTTCTGTTTCCGGACGGATAACTCGATCCCTCCTTGAAGCTTCCCATCGTCATCAGCGTTGCATTGGAAAGCGTCCACTGACCTTCCGTAAATGTATAGTCGCTCTTCCTGATCTTGATCCAGAGCACCGTTGCGCTGCCGGAGGAATTTCCCTGATTGGCAAATCCATACCAGTACCCATCGCCGCCATCCATAAAGATTCCATACGGCGTATAGCTTCCGTAGAAATGGAAGGTGCTGCACTGTAGAACCGTCGTATCCTCCAAAGTAAGCGTACTGTCATCCAGCTTCTCGTTCAGACCGATATCAAATACCGGGATCCTGTAACGTTTGATCGTCACAGTGTTGCTTGCATAGCAAAGTGCATACAGCTTCGCATTCTCAAAATCAACCGTCACACAACGATACAGGTCATTGATAAAGCCGTCCCCATCATCCAGACTGACTTTCTTAATCTGAAGCAGTGTAGAATCCACCGCCACCTCAGATCCATAAGCATTCGCCCCACCATGTTTTGATGTCAGCCCGACAGCTGCGATCGTACCGTTACCCTGCGAAGGCGTAAACTCCCAGACAAACTTAAACCCATCCGACAGCTTCATGCTCTCTGTCAGATTCATGCTCCCGCGCTTTGTGTTCGCCGTAGCATTGACATCATTACTGGCATAAGCCACCGGCAGATTCGTTGACGGCAGATAAAGATTATCCGCCTGCTCCGTAATGGAACTCGGAAAAAGCAGGATGCCGCCGATCATGTTCGGGCAAATTGGAAGCAGCTCATTATTCCAGGTCAGGGAATCATCGTACTGACCGCCGGCCTTATACATGACGCCCATCGGATTTACTCCCAGAATGTCATTGACGGCATTGGTGACCATGTTGGTCTCCGATACCGTCTCCACAACACCTGTATTCACATCTTCCAGTTCCAATACCAGATTTCCTGTATATCTCTTCATAAAAGCCTCCTAACTATTGCTTCCCGGCACATCCACCGGCATAGCGAATCCGCCCACGCTTGTTCTTCCTGACTTCACATCCGAATAGAATCGCTTCACAGTCTCCTTGATTTCCCAGACATCACTCTCGGTAAATGTCTTCACCTGCAGCTTGTCAGTCTGAGAACCATTGCCGATCCTAAACAAATCCACATACTCTTCAATATCAATCCTTCCATCCCATGCCGCAGAAGCGCCCATGCTCTGACCGGAAATGGAAGCAATACACATTCCGGTATCTACCGCAGCCGTGCCGCCTTCGCAGCGCATATAGACATTGAATATATTCGTGTAGTTCGGCACCACATTCTCGATCGGATAATAGAGAAGAATTGTGTGCCTTCCTGAGTGCCAGTTCTCCTGCGGATAATGCACCGGAATCATCTGATTATTGAACTCAAAGGAAAAGATCACATCCGCATGGCCATCCTCCTGCCAGCTCATGGGAAAGGATACTGTTATCGTCTGCTCTTCCGTATTGCCGATCACCACCGGCTCTTCCTCAGGATCATCCGGATCCACCGGCAGATCATCAACCGGAACAGACGGAATCACCACATCCCCGGATGCCGTAACAGACCTCGTGACTGGCTGAGCCGTTACATCCACGATCACCTGTCCGAAGAACTGCGCATGGTTCGCTTCAGTCGTAGCAAACTCTATGGAAATAATCTTCGTATCAACATCTCTTACCGTAAATGCCGAAGCGTTAGTGAAGGTATGGATCCCGATCTTTCCTGCCTCGATCTGAGCCAGCAGCCCGGAGATATTCTTATCATTCTTACTCTTCGCCTGTGACAGCTTCGGATTCTTTCCCACGCACTTGATACTCTGCCTGCCGCCGATCTTGATACTATTCGATGTGATGCAGGCATACTTCGTTGCATCCGCCTGGCCTCCGGTAAAGGAAAGGATATCTCCCACATCCAATGCCGGATTTCCAATAGTATCCGAATCAAACGGAACATAATTCACGACAGCCAAATCATTCAGGATATTTGTGCAAAGCTGCCGCCTGGTCTCTTCCAAACCAAACTGCAAAAGTGGATTCACGCCCAGGTTCATGGTCAGCCCGTCATCCGGATCCAGCGCGTAATACTCCGCAATCTGAGTCAGAAGGTTCGTTGAACTGACCGCTGTATATCTCGTGATAAAGTCCGAAAAGCTGGAAGTAAAGCGGTGCTTCCTCTCCACCGTCAGCACCGGCGTATTACCATATTTCCGAAGTTCCAGCTCCCCTGCTCTGTTGATCACGAAAAAACCGCCAAGCACTTGTCCCACATAGAACAGCACATCGCGGTAAGTCTCAATATCATTATCAGAATAGATGGACAGGTTCTCCGTTCCGTTCGGCATTGCATCAATGGTTGCCCTGTCCTGAGCCAGTGTTACCTCACAGGCCGTGCTGCAGAGCACCATGAAATCATAAGCGTTACCGATGGATTCCAGAGAAGTGAATGCCTTCTCGAACCGCACCATGTAATCATAAGCTTTGATTTCCAGGCACTTCGCTTTCCGGTTTGCCTCTGATACCTCGAAGATCCCCATCGGGATCGTTTCATAGGAACCGCCAGCCACCTGCAGATGATAGAACAGCTCCACCTTCGCATCTTCCAGCGTGTACCTGTTGATCTCGGAGAAAAGCGAAATCCCCATCTCCGCAGCATACACCGTTCCCAGCTCGATCTCCGTGGAACCGCAGCACTGGCTTGTGATATACCCGCTTCCCTTGACCATATCTTCCTGACCAAAGTTATAAACTGCCCCGGCAGTCGTCGTGATCCTGCCGGTCCAGTAGTATTTTCTATTGTTCGCCTTCACTGCATTCAGGAAGGCGTTGCTCACTGGATACATAGCCGCCCCCCTTAAAACTCTTTCAATGTGAAGGAAACCTCCCAGAGTGAACCATACGACGTATCTGAAACCAGCTTCACCTGATACCCGTCAATGTACATCTGCGTATTCACGATGTTCATGGTCTCCAAGTCCAGATATCCCACCGTGATGCTTGCCAGCTTCTTATACGCCGAAAACTTATTGAGCCACTTCTTTGATACCCTGAAAGTGACCCCGATCTGTACCACGCCTTCACGGACAACATCTCTCTGCGTGGTACCCGCCTCTGTCACACCGCCACTGTCCGCCTCCACATCTGTCAAATTCACAGAATAAGAGGCAGGCTTCGGGATGTTCTCATTGTTAAAAACAAGATACTGCATATGAGCCATCTTACCTGCCTCCACTTCTTAGATTCATTCTCTGCTGAGCCGTAACCACGATCTCATCGATCATGTCACCGCCGATATAAACAGGGATCACGATATCCCCGGCAGCGCCTCCACCTGCAAGAGCCGTATTCAGCGCCGTATTGATACCGGAGATCAGATCTCCGCTCGACGCAGCTGATCCGGAATAACCTCCCTGTGCTGCCATCACCCTCGGAGTAATGGTCAGATCAGAAGTTACACCGTTCATAGCATTCTCGATCATGCCCCGACTCTTCTCAATACCCTTTGCCAGACCACCGATAAAGTCCGGCATCCAGCTCTCATAATCCGTCAGAGGGCCTTCATCCGGTACGGAGAAATGCAGGAAGCTTCGGATCTTATTTGCAACCGAAGACACTGCATCCCCTACCTTACCAATCATGGACTTAATACCGTTCACGATACCGCCGATGAAATCAGCGCCCCACTTAAAGGCTTCCGATGCCAGGTTCTTGACGAAATTGATCGCCTTGTCAAATCCGCTCTTCACCGCACCATAGATATTTCCGCAGACATTCTTGATGCCGTTCAGCATCGCATTGAACGCATTGGAAACAGCATTCTTTATGGCATTGGCCGCATTCGATACCGCAGACTTGATATTATTCCACGCTGTCGTGACCGCATTTTTGATCGCGTTCACGATAGTTGTGATCGTATTCTTGATGCCGTTCCAGACCGTAGTAACCGCTGTCTTAATGGCATTCAGCACCGTAGTGATTGCGGTCTTGATCCCGTTCCACGCCGTACTCAGGAAAGTGGAGATCGCATTTACCACAGTCGTGATAATCGACTTGATTCCATTCCAGACTGTTGTGAAGAATGTCTTGATCGCATTGAACACCGTAGTAACGGTATTCTTAATAGCATTCCAGGCCGTTGTCAGGAACGTGCTGATTGCGTTCACCACCGTCGTGAAAATATTCTTGATTCCTTCCCACAATCCGGAGAAGAAATCCTTGATCGCATTCCAGACCGTTGTTGCCGTGGTCTTGATTGCTTCCCATGCTGCCTGGAAGAATGCCTTCAATGCTTCCCATACGGCAATGGCAATCTCCTTGATGCTCTCCCATAGGTCGATCCAGAACTGCCGGAACTCTTCGCAATTGTTCCAGAGATAAATGAACGCTGCCACCAAAGCCACGATTGCCGCGATAATCAGCACATACGGATTCGCCGCGCATACAGCATTGAACGCCGCAAATACACCCTTCGCCGCATTGATCACGCCCGCCAGCTTCGGAATGATGGTCATGATCGTACCGATAGCCGAAATGACTTTTCCGACTATGATCAGCACCGGACCGATTGCAGCCGCCACCAAAGCAACCGTGACAATGACCTTCCTTGTACCTTCATCCATCGAATTGAGCCAGTCCACAAACTTCTGGATCCATCCGACAATAGTTCGGATCGCAGGCATCAGCAATTCACCAAAGGAAATCGCCAGCTCTTCCAGCTGAGACTTCAATATCTGCAGCTGACCAGCAAGGTTATCATTCATGGTCTCAGCCATACTTGCCGCAGAACCATCGCAGTTATCAATCGCACTGGAAAGCTTGTTGATATCCGCTTCTCCGGCGTTCATCAGAGCCAGGAATCCGGACATTGCATTCTTGCCGACAAGACTTTCAGCCGCTGCCGCCTTTTCAGATTCAGACAATCCCGAAAATGCCGTCCGGCAGTCAGCCAGAATGTCCGATAGATCCCTCATAGAGCCGTCTGCATTGGTTGTTGCAACCGTAACCTCTCCGATAGAAGACCCACAGATTTTCACTTCCCCAGACAGGTTATTCATGATCGTCCTGAGAGAAGTACCTGCCTGAGATCCCTTGATACCGGCATTGGCCATCAGGCCGATTGCTTCCGCCGTATCCTCCGCAGAGAATCCCAGAGCACCGGCGATCGGAGCACAATACTTGAAGGTCTCACCCATCATGGAGACGTTCGTATTCGCGTTACTGGAAGCAGCCGCAAGGATATCTGCAAAATGCCCAGAATCCTTCGCTGTAAGTCCAAAAGCCGTCAGAGCGTCAGTCACGATATCGGAAGTGGTAGCCAGATCCTCACCAGAAGCTGCAGCCAGGTTCATGACACCTTCAATACCGGAAAGCATATCCTCCGTCTTCCAGCCGGCCATCGCCATGTAGTTCATGGCTTCCGCCGCCTCGGATGCAGAGAACTTTGTCTTCTCGCCCATCTCACGGGCTTTATCCCGAAGTGCTTCCAGATCAGAACCTGTCGCACCGGATACAGCCGCCACCTTGCTCATGGCGGAATCAAAATCAGCGGCAGTCTTCACCGCCGCCGTACCTAATCCCA